ACGTGATGATCTGGAAATCAACAGTCGCGGCGCCTGATGCGGTCGCGGCCTCGTCGACGCCAATCGTGACGAACAGATCGGTTCCCTGACCGAGATCGCGGGCGACACCGAGATCGATGGTATTGGTGGACACGGCGGAAGCCGTGACGGCTTGCGCAGCGGAAAGCTGCAGCAGTGCATCTGTGATCATGTGATTCTCCTTGTGCCACCGGTTACGAAACGAGGGTTTCGGCGATGCCGAGCTGATCGACGCAGCGAACCGGGATGCCCATGAATTCAAGCTGGTTGATGTTGGAGCCGAACTGCGTCAGAGCAGCCTTGATGCCGAGCGCGCTGGACGATTTCTCAAGCGCCTGGATCATCAGTCCTTCCTTGATGCTGCGGTTGGCGTAGAACGCCGCCCTCCCCATCTGGAAATTCGGGATACGGGCGATCGCTTTCATCATCAGCTTGATGACGTTCGTTGCCGCCGTTGCCGCCTGCGTGCTGGTCACTCCGACCCAATCGGACACGTCGATATTGGCGATGCGAACCACGTAGCGCCAGTCTTTGACGACCAGACCAGCGTCCCACTGGAACAGCGACCTTGCTGCCTGATACCAGCCTCCTGCTCCGTCCGAGACAGACTCTTCGCCAAGGTCGCGGGACTGCAGGCCGGCCTTGCTTCCTTTCGGGAAGGGGCAGAATACAGACTGTTCGCCCCATACCACCAGGTACACCGATGCGTTGTCCGATCCGCTGCCTCCTGCGAGAATGACGTTTCCGCCGTTGCCCGCCGACGTGCTGGAATACCGAGTCGCCAGGCCGCTGAACGTCTTCATGTCGACGCCCACATTACCGTTGAACAGCTTGCCGCACATTTCCTGGCCCATGGCCTCAAGGAACGGTGATTCCTCGGACAGCCGGATGGACGCGGAATTGTTGTTGAGCAGCAGGATCTTCGAGTCGATATAGCTGCGGGCTTCGAGCATTGCGCATGGCTCTGTCACTTGCGCCGTGGTGCTCTTGCTCGGCGGCACGCCGGCATTCAGTTGCCGCCAATAGACTGCCGGAAGACCGGTTCGAACCGTCGTGACGTGGCTGGTGATCTGGTTTGCTTCGCAGTAGACGACATCTTCGAGGATCTCGTTTTGCTGCGACAGAAGCTCTGCGATCGGATCGATTTTGCCGTCCGGAGAGAGGCGCTTGCTGTAATCGGCCAGAGTGAGTTGGCCCGTACTGAGAGTTGGCATTGTGTTGTTCCTTTAAGGGTTCATGTTCGGGTACATGCGCTGCGCCATGGTTTGCGCAGGCGCCGCGCCGCTGTTCCTGCCGCTGATGTGCTTGTCTTCGCTGATCGCATTGCCGGCCCGGACCATGAACCTGACGATTTCAGGATGGTTCCCCAGCCCGGTAGCTTCAAAAAGCGATTTGAGTTCAGGAGTCGCGAACGCCTCCATGGCCTTCTGCGCCACCGCGAGTGACTGCGGCAGCTTGTCGCCACCGTATTCCTTGTCCGACTTCGCCGAATCAAGCCACCCGGCTTGCGCCGCAGCGAGTTGTTCAGACTGGCGCGCGGCGATTACCGGCGACATCTTCTCAAGCATCGCCTGCGCCTTGTCTTGCGGCAAGTCCAGCGACTTCGCGACCTCAGAATAGGACGCCAGAATTACAGCATCATATTCCTGCCCTTCGGGGGCGACGAAGGAATAGGACTCTGGCGCTCCGGCGGAAGCGGTTTCGGAAGCATCCGTAGCCGCCGTTTCTTGGCCAGCAGTCTCCGCAGCAGTAGCGGCCTCTGGTTCCGTTTCAGCAGTGCCGCCATCAGTGGTTTGGGTGGCGTCAGCAGTTGTTTCGCTTGTCATCAAGTGCCTCTTGAATCATGACTGAATAGGTGTCCGGGCAAAGCAAGTGGATTTGCCCAATGATGCGCAGCCCATCGTTCTTGCACCCCTCGGCAAACGCCATGGCCATTGAATTCGAATTGAACGACGACCGGAAAATCCCGGCCCGATCCAGAAGCCTCCAGACGATTCGACGACCGCGCCGGCTTCCCATCAGCCACTTGAAATCAGCGTCTTCAACATCTCGCGCAGATTTCGATCTGACGGCCTTTTCCGCTTGCGCGATCTCTTCGCCTTCAAAATCTGTCGGATCATGTTCCATGTCGCGACTGTATTGGATTCGCCATTGAATACGCGCACGCTACACGCGGCGCCGACGGCGGTAGCGGATCAGCCATTCCCTGAACAATCCTGACTCGCCAGACGGCGAGAACCACGCCCTGGCGAAGTACTGCGGAGCAAAGAATTGCTGGCTAAACACCGGAGATTACGATGTTCGTGCGATCCCCGACGACGCCTGGAAGTGGCACATCAGCTTCTACGGTAACGCCGCCGTCAGTAAATGCCATGTGCGCCGTGCCGGCGCCGGACGACTCCCCGACCAGCGTTGCAGAGATGACTTGAAGGTGAGCGCCGAGAGTGCGCGAACCGAGCAGGCGACCGACGACGGCTGCGGCGACAGCTTCGATGTCAGCCGGGGTTAGCGTCATCACTCCTGGCACAGTTCCGACCGCAGCAACCACGTCGCCGGATTCCGTTACTGATGCAGTGCCGGTGTGCGTCTTCTTCCCTACGCCAGCCGGAACATCGCCAGAATCGGTTACTGCCGCCGATCCTTTCTTGCCGACCGTACCTGCCGCCGCCGCCGAGTCGCCAACTTCTACCACCGATGCTGAACCAGTCACCCCGTC